CCCTTATCAATGGCATGTTCATACATCCTTCGATCTAAAGTTATAGCATCGGGAGCATATTTGGTGATTTGAACATCACTCATGGAAATTCCTCCTTAAATTTTAGTTAATAAAAAAGCCATCCCGAATAGCCTGGGATGGCCTGAAAGTTGTGGTCAATCATTATTGCTATGGTTTAGAGTAAAAATGTCACCATTTTATTGGTGGTATCAACTTCTGTTACCAATCTTTCTACCGTACCAGCAACCGCAGTAACCTTCTTCACACAGGTAGCAACCGTATAAGTAGGGGTTCCATCGGCTCCACCAGCCTGGAGGCAATTCCATCCAACAGATGGTGCATGATTTGAATCATACCCCATCCTTACAGCCCCATCGACCTGAACCGATGCGGCCTTATCGTCTCCATCAATCACCCTTACAACACCGATAAACTCATCGTTTTCAGCAGCCGTAGCAACAACGGTAAAACTGGCAGACATTTTGACCAACTTGTTTTCATCAGTACCCTTAACTAAAGCACTGGCGAAGGGAATCAATCCCTCAACCTTGAGTCCAACATGACTAATCGTTCGTGCCATAACCTTATTCCTCCTTGTTTAATTCTTTTTGAATTTATGCAATGCGGGATTATCCTCGGAACCCTGATTGAGTTGCTCCTTGATAATCATAGTTTTTGTCTCGGTCTGCCTTCCAACCGGAATAGACTGTGCCAACTGTTTTTCAAGCCCATCGATTTTGAGCTTTAAGTCCTCGACCGAAAGGGCATCTATCTCCTTGTTGAAAATTTCTGGATTGTGATTCATGCCGTTAATCTGGATAGACAACTTCGAGCACCTTTCTTTCAGGTCATTGATGTAGGTATCCGCAATCGCCGTCTTTACCTGGAGAACGGCTTCTAATTGCTCGATTTTCCCCTCGGCCTCATCCAACCCTTGCCGCAGATCCACCTTGTCGGCTTCGGAAAGAGAGAGGTTCTTGACCGTAGACTGGTGATCAGCCTTCTCCTTCCCCAAATCCGCCTTCACTGCCTCAAGGTCAGCCTGCGTTTTGTCCGAAAGGGATTTTAGGACATCATATTGAACTTGTAAATCTTCCAGACTCTTTTTTAGGGATGTTATCTCTCCCTCTGCTACCTTAAATTTATCCAAAATGGCTTTAATCTCTTCCGAACCCATATCCGTTTCACCCACTTTCTCAATAGACCCGTCGAACTGGAAGTTAAAACGGAGAACGTCGGTCTCCTTAAAATCTTTAAGATTAGTGGATGCAAAAACACCACCCTGCCCATCCACCACCTTCCCCTCCTTTACTTCCAGGTTTGAATTTTCGGGCAAACCAAATTCTCCCTTCACCCTTTTGCCGGGCATGGCGCCAGCATAGACACCGGAAAGTTCAATAAGATTTCTTTTCTTAATCGCCCCCTGGTGAACCGTATAGGTGCAGAGTTTCATTACTGGTGTTTCACCTTCGGGAGCCACGTTATACCAGCGACCGGGTATGTGAGGACAATTCATGGAGCGTATATCGTTGCCACAGATATCACAGATAAAGGACCCGGCCTGAAAGCCAACGCTAACGGCTTCGGTATGCCCTGACTCGTAAGCCTTAATGTAATCATCCGTGCTGATATCAGAAGTTTTGAGATCCTTCACCATATAAATAGAGGGGCGAAAAGAAGTAAGATTAGCCTCACCATCAACAACCTGAACAAGTTCGGATTGAAAAAGGGTGCCAGAGGGGATCTTGCTCGTATCGTGCCCGAAGAGAAAACCAATCAGTTCCGCTTCCTGACTGACATGCCTTGCCATTACATCATTATGAAAGGCTTCAATCATATCCGTACCGAGATAACTGAAGTAAGCCGTCAAAGTGTGATTATCTGCGGCCTCGCACCCAAATATATATATGCCTTCCGCAACTAAATCGTTTTTTGCGAAATGTTTGTTAATAATGGCAAGTTCAGATTCAGTAGGTTGCCTGACTGAATTTTTAGGCATATTTCAAACCTCCAAGAAGTATCGCGTTTTCTTCCTGCAATACAGACTCCATAAAGACTTCCTTATCTTGCGGTAAGGGTTGAACTGGTTTCTCTTCTTTCTGGAACTTGTGCCGGTATCCTTCGCTAATCATTTGGTGTAGCCTCGCCGCATCCCTTCGACGGTTCAAGCCCTTATGGATAATCTTTGCAAACATTAATCGCCCGTAGACCTTCGTTCCTTATTCGATTCCTTCCGCTTCCTTTCCTTATCGGCCTCTTGCGATACGTCACGTTGAGGATTATTCTTACCGGAAGGGGAAAAATCTGGATCTCTTTTTGCGTCAGCCGGAGGATCACCCTTGAGTTTCAGCATCCGCCTGACCCTTCGGTTCCGTTCGTCCTCGGAGATGGCCCCTAACTGCTCCTCTTCCCAAAGTATTAAACTATAAGCGGAAAAGTACTGGCTCGACTCATAAATGGGCCGTAGCGATGGTTCATACCATTCCCAATCCGCATAAGCCTGGATTCCCGCTTCAACCTGTAGGGCCAGAGTAAACATGCGTTCCAATAGTCTCTCAACTATAGACTGAAACCCCACAATCAACTGGATGAAAAGGAGGGCTTCTATCGATGTATAACCCTCCGTAGAGCCACCAAACCGCTTACCAAGGATAGTTGCATAGCTTTTCATGGCCGAGGCTATGTCAGACATTAAAACGTCTACAATGGCCTGTAGATTGACTCCAGCCTGTACATTCTTGCCACCCAAGGCGGAAAGTGTGAGCGTGTCAAGGTGGACAGGATTCTCATCAGCCTCAAGGTTTTGTATGGAGGCTTTGGCCTCCGTAATCACGGCATTGATATATTCAATAATCTTGTCGGGCTGGGTAAAACCTTGCGCCTTGCAAGCCACCAATATCTTTTCCTGGTCTACCGAAACATCGATTCTGTCAAAACCGAGATTCTTGAGGGCCCGGGCGAAATCCTGCAAAAGCCGTAATTTATTCATCACAGCCTGAATTGCAGATAAAACCTGATTCGTGCCATAGGGGTCGCCAGCAATCGGGTCCACGGGAATGTAAAAGAAGTTTCTGTAGTTTAGGGAAACCTCACCATACCCCGAACCCTGAACCGGATAATAGATCTTTCCATCCCACTTAAAATCAATGGTCATGGGATCTGTGGGATAAAGACCCTTCACCCTATAATTCTCGTCAAATACCATCTCCGCCGAGACAGCACCGTCCAATAGAACCGAACCCGCGCATTGGAGGTAAAAGTTCGATAGGGACTGGTCGAAACTAAACCCCTGCCGGCTGGGATTGTTCAGGCGGTCGATCAATCCGTCCAGATAAACCTGACCCTGATCGTGAACCTTCCCATTTGGCTTCCGTGCGGTAATGTAATAACCACTATCAAACACCCTCAAATAATTGCTAAAAGCATGACTAACCGTAGGTTCCACATACACTAAAAGACGAATAATATCGGTAGAGTTTATTTTGGAAAGTTGATTTAGATCGTACTTATGGTACTCTTTGAATTGACGTGGAACATAGGTAAAAATGTTCGAAGATGAGATGGTGGAGGTCAGGGCATCGGTAGTTCGACGACCAACGGCTATAGATTTAGGGCCAACGCTTAAATTGGTCGGTGGTTTTCGTTTTAGGAAATCAAGAAATGGCAATCGGTTCCCTTTGTGACTTAACGACCCGCCGAGTTTCCTCCAAGAACCATTCCTCCCTCTTTGCTTCCCTGAGCGTATAGCCTTCGCAGAAGAAACAGTTCGTCCAGAACTCGCCAGGAGTTTTTCTCAAATTTGCGTCACATCTTGGACACCTTTTGTTAATAAACATGGTAGGTTCGGCTCACTTTCAGTTCACCGACCCAATAAGATAAACGAATATAACTATACATCTTTAGTCATTTTCGTCGCTTTTTTTATTGAGTCGATAAATATGATCCCTTAGGCATCTTCTTGATATTTTAAGTATTTGACATACATCTTTCCTATTAAGTCCTTTTCCGAAAAGCGACGTAATTTGTTTTTCCATCTTGGTCATTGGAATACTGGAAATCAGTTCGGGCATCTCTCCATGCATGGGCAATCCTATCGGTAATTCACGCAGACCAATATAATCCTGAGAAGCATAATCTTCGGCATCTTGACAAAGTTTTAAACAGGAATTACGTTTTAGACAGTCTTGGCATAGCATGGGACGGCTCCAATCTTTCCGAGCCGTCCTTTTTTCGGGTGGGCTAACGGGTAGGTTCAGGATTTACTGGTGTTCACTAAAAATGAACGCTATCCCTTGTGGGGTAAGCGTAAAGTAATTAACGACCAGATATCTCTTGTTATATTTTTCCCATTAAAATTATCAGAATCTTCACTATCAAATCATCTTCATCGTCTTGATAATCAGCGTATATGCCTTTTGAATATGCTACCCTAATTAATTCCTGTAAAATATTTACTCTCATCTTTTTCCTCCTCTCCAATCCTCCGTCTCCAACTTTCAGCCCAAACCCCATCCTCTCCCCCGGGGTCACTCTTACACTCATGCCCGATCTCGCCTGTCGTATCAGCACCACATTTAGGACAGGAGTAATCGGGGCCATTATCGGTATAGAAGTCGTAGGGCATCTCTTCTTCTTGCCAATCTCTTTCCTCTCTTTGAACCCCTTCCAAGATAACGACACCTTTTAGAGCAATAAAACTGTGTCGTTCCCTTTTTAGAATCAATTTGATTATTACATCCCTCCCTTGAACATTTCATCTCACCACCCCCTCAAACTTCAACCCTGGAATATTTACCTTCCTAACCGTTAAATTTTCTTCATCAATTTCAAGTAAATCCCATTCTTCATTAGGATTTAACCATGCCTCTTTCTCTCGGTATAGGAAGGTTGCCGCCTCTCGGGGAGATCCAACTACCATCCTTATGCGAATTGGTTCAATAATCGGAATAAAAGTATCCTCCTGATGCAATTTGTTCATCGCTAAGTAAATCATCTCGCCGGCCTCATCAGTTCCACCATTTCGTGCAATAACTTCTGCTGTAAAAATCCAATCCGTAAATACTCCTTCCATTTTTCAAGAACAGAGTACCAATGGGTAGGTTCAAACGGTGTCAAAAACTTCTCTTCCAACGTATACTTCTCATTATTGCAGGTAACTTCGTAAATTGCCTGTCCCTGCTCATATTCTATTTTGGTGATATACCCGGTCAAGGGATATGTCAAAAATCCCATCACTTGAGTTCCAATGGGAAACTTAGAATATAGTTTAATGTTTGGGTCCATCAACTCACAATCCCTCCCGGCTTATAAGCATCACATAATACTGTTCGATCCTTATCCTTCAGGTAGTCGCAGATCAGCCCGATGGCTTCGGATGCTTTCAAAATATCTTTTATACGCGCCTTATTTTTGAGATTATGTAACCCAGCGAATACTGGCACATCAATTTCCAGACAGGCGAATCCTAAATCCCTATAGAGCCATGCTTCAGACTCTGCACCCCTCTCTATCATCCTGTAGTGACCCAGCAAGGGTTTTAATGCCCGTTTTATATGTTTTATTTGTATGCCAGACCAATTTTCTACAGTAAAATAAATATTTTCCCAATTCTTTCCTCGCTCGGTTACGTCAACAACAAGCATAAAAACATTATCTGCACTATTTTCCTTGGCGACGTACCTCGCCCCATCCATATGCATTTCTTCGTCGTTCGTCCACTCGATTTTAATACCTTCCTTATTAATTAATTGTGCACATGCTATCATGCCAGCCAAGTTATCACAGGCACCAAACAGATAACCATCCTTACAGGTAGCCATTGGGTCCTTGAAGATCGAATCTATATGAACACTGATAATTATTTCCATATAACCTCTCCCCTCAAATACTCTACGGCACGCAATAAAATCGTTTCATCCAGTGTTCGATAGAACCTACCCCCATTGTAAAAACAATCCTCTCCAAATTCCTGACCGTACTTATTCGGACATTCGCCCGTATGAGGAATACAGTCAATAATGTTTGAACCTATCAATTTGGGATTTATTGCCATACTTATTCCTCTAATACTTTTACCCAAAGACCCTCTTTAATAAAACTCATGGAAGCCCGAGAACCCTTTGCCACACGACCTTTATGCAGGGTTATAAAGATTTCCCCGTCAAATTTAAACTGTGCGTCGAGAAAGTCACCTTCAGGCTTCACCAGATTGCGAACATAAATTACGGCTAATTCACGGAGTAGACCGAGCGTGACCTCCTCTTCACTTTCGATAGGGAATT